TCGCCTTCCCATAGACCCTTGGCAATTTGAAATCCACCCGAATCGCCTAGCATTACGGTGCCGGCCTCACGATTACGAACCATGTCCTCTGACCAGTCTTGTTTATTAAGATCTAGATTGGCATGCCCACCTGAATACAGACTCCATCTATATGGAAACAGACCTTTGGCGCTATTGAGCCAGTTCATCATCTCCATATCTTTTATGCCAGCGGGCATACGAGTCTTTGGATCCACATATGGACCATTGACAGGATCACGCTGTTTACCTATGTAGGTGGCATAAAATCCCGAAATGGCCGGGAGAAAAACGGCATAATCGTTTTGCTTGGCTGTTAGATTATCTTGGGTCATTTAATTTTAATTTTAATTTTTCAGTTAAGAATTCAGCAATTTTTTCATTACCTAATTGATTTGGATGATTATCGTTAGGTAGAAAATATTTCTTTAATAATTCTTCATGTTCTATCCAATCTTTACTTAAAAATCTCGGTTCATCTTTTAATGCCGGCCCATCACGCTCGAGATCAAGTAATGGTACTAGAGTATTTGCTAAACAATGGTCTAATGGTAATATCCATGTATCGCCTGGAACAAGTAAATTATCTTGTTTTGTCAACCTAGTAAAAGAATTAACAAAATAACAAGTGATATTCTTTGCTTGACACATATAATACAAGGTATTTAAATAATTAAATAACAGGTGACTCAGAATTTCATCTGTAACAAAATATGTATTCCATATTTTTTTTAATTCTTTGTCTAATGTTCTATAATCTAAAGTATCGGACAATGAAACTCTGGATGGAGTTGTTAAACAAAATATTACAATATCATTAGAGGTTAACGAAGGGTAGACACTATTAAATTTCTTTAGCATTTGTTCAACAGAGGTTCCGCTGACTCCATGATTTATAAAATTATAATCTAATTTTTTACTGATTAAATTAGGAAATGGTGTACCACCGTCAACTCTTCCCTCGCACCAACTATCACCAAACCAGTGTAATACTTTGTTATTCATATATTTACTTGCTTTGTGCCGGAATGATATAAGTGTAAGTTGCTAATCCAGAATCAACTGTGATTTGTGCTGCACCATCATCACTAATACGCATAATCTTGTCACCGGTTAGGTCAAGGATACTAATGATTGTTTTAACTGGCCATGCCCATGCTCTTTTGAGTGTGCCACTAACACTGGGTTGGAATACAAAATTACCTGCGTGGGTACTATGATCACCAAAGAAAAATTTTAGGTCGCCGTTTTCAGTTTTGGCTTGGAAGTTTACTTCTTCGGCATTGGCCTGTGCCTGCATCTTCAAACGCATGATGCTTGCTATGGTTGGTTCAAACTCAATATGCCAGTTAACACCTTTGAATTTAACAGTTTTAGCCTTTTCAGTTACAATCTCACTGGCCATAAAACGATAGTTGTTTTTAAAGTCGCTGGTGGCGTTTTTAAATGTAATACCGTCTGGAGCACCGTCGGCTCTTTTTGTAACACCAAGTTCAGCGCCTTCTTTATATTCGGGTAAGTTCAACAGGATGTTGAGTTTGGCCAGATTTGGCATACCAAACAAGCCAATAAATTCTGGTACCGGATTGGTATACTTGCCTTCTACCACTACGCTACGGTCTTCGGCTACTCCAAAGATTTCAGTCGACTTATCGTCGCCAGTAATTTTAACCAGGTCAATAACTCCTAATTTGTGTGTGTGCTCTACTAAGTCTAATAAGTGATCTCTCATGTGTAATTCTCCTTGTTTGTTATTGTACAGGGTTTATCTAAATTTTGCAAGATATTTGACAAATAATTTTTATCAATTTGTTTTTTATATGCATCAAAGTTTTTATAATCAAGTGTAGTTTCTTTCCACTGATTGTAAAGTAGTTTTATTGCCAAAATTTCATCATCCTGCAACTCGTGACCAATTATATTACACACGCGGCCGAATTCAGAAAAAAAACTATCATATCCATCGACTATTTTTTTTAAATTTATTTTATAAACATCTGGATTAAGCAATAACCGTTTCCCACATTCTAAGTTTTCTAAAGATATAAAAGAATTTTTATAATGGGCATTTATTAAACACCATTCAAAATTGTCAGTTGGATCAATACAAAATCTAAATCCTTTGTCACTTTGACCTACAAACATTGTATAACAGTTAGTAAATTTACATTCTTCGGGGTGAGACCACATTATGGCTATTGAATTATCGGGTATATTCCAGTGGGCTCGATGAGAAGTATAATCTGTTAATTTGTCTTCAAAATCTACTATCCAATTACGGTTTTTAGCCTTGAAATCAATAACTGATTGATAATTAAATAATTTTAATTTTTCTTCTATTGTAGTCGGCAACACTGTTGGGTCTGCTACATCGACCCATGTGTAAGCATGATGTAACATATTTAAACATCGTGTTAAGAAATTTCCAGCCGCACCAGGAATAAATTCTAAAAAGATAAATTTTTTCATGTTATACCTATTTTGGTAATATTTTTGCCAAAGTTTGTCCACCTTTTAATGAATTTCTATTGCCAGGTTTTTTGAGTTCTAACCAAGTAGTCGGACCATCATCGTGCCATAAAAACTCAATTTCGTATCCTATTAATATAGCTAGTTCCCGAACAAGATATCCAGGAGTGTAGCAACAATAAAAGTTCTCTACCAATCGTACAGCACTTGATCGATCACAATCATTAAATGTCATAACAAAAACGCCACCGGGTGTTAATTTTTGATAAATTTCATCTAGATATTTTTTAAGTATTTCAAATGGTCTAAAATTAAAGTAATTATAGGCAAAGCAAAGGGCAAATTGCTCGTTGGGTATTTGTACTAATATATCTTGATCTAACTCTTCTTTTACTATATATTTCCTTAGTCGATTTTGGTATTGCTTATTAAATTTAGCCAACGCTGGTTCCAGATAACCATAATTTAAATCTACTAGATATAGTGGATCGAGTGCTACCATGTTATCAATAAAAGATTCAATTCCAGGACGAATTATCATAGCAGAATGGTGCCAATCTATATACTTAGACAATCTAGCTTGAAACAATTCTGGATTAGGAATAGTGTGTTTACGCAGATTAAGAATATACTCTGCCGTGTGGCCAAACTCGCCTTCGTACAGTATATAACTTTTTTGAAATTCTGGTTTTTCTAATACTTCAATTTCTTGTTTAACTATAACTTTTAATCGTTCTAATTCTAAATCAAACTCATTGAATGATTTCTGTATATCGAGTTTTCGTTGATCCAATGAGTTATTATACTTTTCTAAACTAAACAAATGCGTAATTTTATCAAGTTCTTGATTGTTAGTGTCTCTTAGTATATTAATAGACAGTAAATCAAGTTGATTTTTAAAATTGACAAGTTCGCTAAGTTTTTTCATATTACCACTCGAACAATGTTTGAAATGTATTTTCGGTGTTAGTGGCACTTGCTAAGTCCCACTCCAGAACACTTAATAAGTTATCTAATTTTTGATCAACAACTGTGGCCTCCATTTCCGAGTCATTAAATGGCAATTCTTTAAACCATTGTGGCAAGTGCGTTTCGTCTGTGGGATATCCAATGCTGGTCCACCCCAGAGGATTTTGTTTCAGCTTACACACAATAGTTTTCATACCATCGACAATCTGTAAACTATACTTGTCACCGTTCATTCTACGCAGATTATTCCAGTTTAGTGCCGCACGGACATGCCCTGGCATGTTGGCTTTGCCTAGTCGTTCTTCTTCCTTGCCATACTTGGTCAAGTTGTTTACACGCTTAGGCGAACCTTTCTCCCAACCTGGTCGCTCTTTAAACAAATACTTAAATTCACGAATCTTTTCAATGATATCTTCTCTAGTAGCACCGTTTAATACATCATCTAGAATTGTACTTAAAAATTCTTGAATAACTTTAGGAGTATCACTACGCTTTAAGTCTAAGCCCATGGCTTTTACCTTGCCCGGACTACCGTGGGTGTCTACACGCTTGTTTTCTTTGTCATAGTAAAGAACAGCATACCGCTTTTTAGTAATAAACAGGCCTTTACTAGCAACAATTTCACGGCCACCTTTGATTACTGATCCCATCTCTCTGGGCACATGGAATGCCTGTTCCATAAATCCCGGAAAACTATCATTGACCTGATCAGCAATACTATTATACAATTGTACTGCAATTTCTTTTGACCAAGTCATGTTGCCAGCTTCTATTTCTTTTTGTAGTACAGGATAGGCTGTAAAATAACACGAGTCGGTATCACCATATATAATTGATTCCCCCACATGGTCATATTTGCCAGTGATGCATTCGTTTACATAGGCATCCATGTGCCGGGCAATAGCACGACCAGTTAAAGTAGTCGACTGTCCAATGCGCTTATCAAAGAAGCGGCACCCTGGGTTAAGGATAGCACCATACAAACTATTTAGATTAATTTTTTTAACAAGCTGTCTTTTATCCCAGTATTCTTCATCTTCAGGATTTGTTGCTTCTTTAAGTCGAGACTGCATTTCCTTACGCTCAGCATACCAACGCTTTAACAAGCCAGGAATGATTGCTTCCTTCTCGTAGGTAAAGATAGTGCCATTGGAACTTAACATCCATGGCTGGTTAGAATCAAAAATCATTTTCCATACATCTGCGGCACTGTGTACAGAGTCTTCACCATCTTTCCAGTCGATAGTGATTTCTGTACCACGCTCACTGGCCATTACTGCTTCGTATTCTAAGGACCCAAATAGCCCTTCCCATGCTGCCGCAAAACTACTACCCGCTCGCATCTTGTCTGCAATATATCGATCAGTCATGATGGGTCTTAACTGGCCAATAATAGTTTCTGGTCCCATGTTAAGCGCACGAATCGCACTAGGATACAGTGAGTTAATGTCTATACTACCCACATACTCATGAATGCCTTTGCGTGGATATGCAACATACGCACCTGCAGCCTGTGTATCTTCATCACTATAGCGTTCCTTGCGATTAGGAACGACCATGCCACGCTCGTGTGCTTCATTTATAATCGCCTGTTCGGTTACCGCTACGGCACCCATAGTAGTCTGTAGCAACACAGTATTTTCATGTGCCAGCGTGTTGGCAAGATCTAAGAATTTTAATTTCTTATCTAGCTTGGCCAAAATCATTGTATCTTGACGATTATACTCAATAAATGTTTTGAAGTTTTGATTGTATAGCTGATCTAATGTGCCTTCAAAAACTGTTTTAGTTTCTTGGAGTTCATATTCAGCAATAGCATCTAAACTATAACTGTGACGCTCTTCATATGTGTACTTACGATACAGTTGCATATAGTCCATATGCACACGACCAATTAAATCATAAGTTTCGTTTTCAGCACCAAAGCGTTCAAATGTACGCTTCTTAGGATATTGATTCCATAAACAAAATCTGCGGGTGTCGTCTTTACTCAGTACTCGTGTAACACGATTAACGGTATATGGAATATCAAAGCCCTCACTATTCCATCCCGACAATGCATCTGCATCCTCGATCAAATCAAGAAATGTTTTTAATAATTCACCTTCGTTATCAAACACCATAGTATTTTCAAACTCATTGGCAATTTCTTGAGCAGTTTCCCGACTCATATGCTTAGGCGGAATTACTAAAGTAACCATCTGCTCTAGCCACTGCAAGTATACACTAATAGCAGTAATAGCATTAAATGGATCTTCAGGTCGAGAGAACCCACGCTCTGGATCAAAGTCTACCTCAATATCAAAAAAAGCTACATTAAGTTTGGGACCGTCTTGCCCTTTGTAGTTGTCCTCAAGACAACGAAACACAGGATTAATATCAGACTCAAATAATTTCTTGCCTGATTGTATCCTAAGTTCTTTGCGGAATTCTTTATTATTGCGGCTGCTGAAACGACTTACAGGTGTACCAAATATACTCTGGAACTTGCCTCGCGGGTCCTCATAGTAAAACACATAGCTAGCCGGGTATTCTTGATACTTTCTCTGCCCGTCACGGCGTTCAACTACATGTATGCGATCATGTTCACGATCAAAAAGTGCGTCAATATAACTCATTGTTCTCCTGTGGCTTATGGTCCACTAACCTTGATTCATGCTCGTATCGTGAGCGACTCGATTGTTATTGAAAACAATATTTATAGTGTCTTACCTACAGTAACTAAAATTTGTTCAAGCAATTCGTGATCCTGTTGCTCACGACCAAATTCTGCCTTGTGTGCTAGTTTAATAGCTTTCTTAAGGACATTGGGTTTGATATCTAGTTCTTCAGCGACGGCTTTAACAGTATCGTTAAGTCCACCGGTGAGAGTTTCAATCTCCATAGTGACCTGCATACCCTCATTGATAATTTGTGTAAGTTTGTTAGTTTGATCTGCTGTAAATACGCGAGTGTTAGACATTTAAATCTCCTT